GTATTTGGCTACACTAATGACGGACGACTTTCCGATCCTCAATGGATCGATGCGTTCGATGGGAGCTGCAGGTGGGTTGACAGAATTGTCGATCACCTCTTTCCCCGTCGTAAGTTGCCAGCCGGGCTCCCCTGGTTCAACGTACCTCATGGTGCCGTCCCCAAGGCGCCAACTGTCAAGGCTCGCCTCGCTGACCCTGTCAGCCTGGCGACCGAGAGCGAGTCTGAGTGGCTGACCCAGGTCGCCGTCGACTCGTTCAAGGCAGGTGAGGTACCGCACCTCCGATCATGTCTGACGGTCAGCGACGCCGATGGCGTCATTGATCTCTCGTCGGGTCTCTTCCTCGGTGGTCTCCAGCGTAAGCTGGACGCTGCCCTCGGTCGTGACTACAGATCGGTCGTTGCTAGCAGCAAGGATGACTACTACCGTGTCGGTGCTGGTACAGACTACATTAGTGTCTCTCACGAGCCACTCTTGGTCAATCCTGTTGGACTTCCCGAACCGTTCAAGGCCAGAGTTATCTCGGTCGCCGGTCCCGACGTGTCCTTAATCGCTAGTCAGTTACAGCCTCTCCTCACGAATGCGATGGGCCGACTCCACCAACTGTCGCTTACACGCGAGTGCCCCATTATCCGTATCCACGGTCACGCGACGAAGGTTTTCCGCGGTGATCTCGTGGCTAACGAGTTTTGGGTATCCGGTGACTACACTGCTTCGACCGACAACATTGACCCAGCAATCTCTGACTATATCGTTGAGAAAATCTCCGATAAGCTCGAGCTTGATGTTCATGTGAGGAGTCTCTTTCGTAGGCTCCTCACGGGTCATGTTACAATCGGTCCGGACGGCTCACGACTGCCCCAAACTTGGGGCCAGCTCATGGGCTCGCCAGTGTCGTTCCCGGTGCTCTGCATTGCCAACTTGGCGATGACCGCGTATGCGCTTTATCGCGACAGTCCAATGCCATTGGAGATGACTCGGATCTTAGTAAATGGCGACGACGTGGCCTTCCCGGCCACCCCACAACAGTACCAGCGTTGGCGTAACATCACGAGTCAGCTAGGTTTGCGACCCAGCCCTGGCAAGAACTACGTTTCAAGAAAGTTCTTCCAGCTTAACTCCATGATGCTCACCTATGCCGGTGGTGCGATTTACCGTGCCGCTGGTTCCGGAAGGTTGACCCCTGCGTCCGCCCCGCTGTTTTCCATTGTCCCACAGTACCATTTGGCCGTTCTTTCGCCTCCACGTCGTGTAGGTGATGACGAGCTCTTCGGCACGTGTGACAGTTGGTGCAAGAAGCTCACCCAGGACCACAGTCCTGATGTACAGGAGCGGCTTGTAAGTCTGTTTGTCCTTTGCTGGAAAGAGGAGTTAAAGCGCATTTCGCTTGAAGGAAGACTTAATTGGTTCCTCCCTCGCGAATTGGGCGGCCTAGGCTTGACGGTGG